ACCAGAGTTTACTGAGTTAGCGTAGGTAGTTGCGCAGATTAAATCTTCAGCAACATGGATGGCTTCTTTCTTAGCATCATCTTGTGACAATTTACGAGTACGCTCAATCCATTCTTCGAAGTTGAACTTTTCTTTCTTTACACGATCAATAGACCATACACGTGCACGATTAGATACTTCTGGCTTTTTGCCTGCATACTTCTTACGGATCTCATCAATTGGATCTTCTCCAAAAAGATTCTCAGATGGTTTCAAAAAGTAATCAACAATGTCATACTCATACTCGGTAACCCACTCACGATTACCTAGTTTATCACCACGTGGTCCAGCTGCAAGTCCACGATTCTGCGTTTCAATTGCAGCTTCTCTTAGACCAGCATATGCTTGGTCTTGTTGTTCTTTGCTGAAGTAGTTTTTACGAAATTTAAAAACAATACGTTCTTCACCATAAGTTTCTTCTGCTCCTGGTGGAAGCGGCATATAAACATCATAGTCTTCTTCAACCAATAAATCATAGTGACTCTCATCAACGAACTGCCCAAGCAGGTGTTGACAATCATGCTTTCTATCTGCTACAATAACCTTTACCATTTTTTCTCCTTAGAACTTAAATCCACTAAAACCTTCACTACTATGTATACGTTTGCCAAAGTCTGATTTATCAAACATTGGTTTGTCATCATCTTTCATATGACCAGCATCAGACAATCCAGCTTGCGCAGAAATCTCTACGTCATACAGTTTCATCTTCGATCGATCAACTCCAATGATAAAACGCTTGTAGTAATTTGGATCATTATAGCGATTCTTAAGTTGCTTCACAATAATTTGATTCAACTGCTCTAGTTCTTCATTACTAACCAACGCAAACATAAAGTCGGCAGTTGCTGGTAACCCAAAAGATTCAGAAGTATCTTCAAGACCTGGATCTGAATTTGTAAATCCAGATCGAGTAGTTTGCGTGGCTGATACAATGGGAACATTATATTCAACTCCAAGACCACGGAGTTCTTCAGCAATTGCCTTAATATATGTATAAGAGTTAATTGAACCACCTTGCTTCATTCGTTGGCTAGAACAAATGTTTAGATAGTCGATCATAACAATATCAGGTTTGAACTCACGTTTTAGTTTTAATTCCTCAAGCAATGCACGGAAGTGACCTGCATGAGCAGATGCCGTTGGATACTCTTTGACAATCAGGTGTCCTTGAATTTTCTTGGCAATCTTATCGATGCGACTTTCATAGATATCACGATCAACAACCTTCAATTCATCCATGGTAAGATTTAACAAGTTGGCATCAATACGTTCAGCGATACGTTCTTCTGCCATTTCCATGGTAATATAAAGAACATTACGACCAGCAGACAGTGCGCCAGCGGCAACATGACACATGAACAAAGACTTACCAACACCAGTGCCAGCCAGACAGATGTTTAGAGTTTTCTTTGACAAACCACCTTTAGTGATTTTGTTGAATATGTCCAGATCGAATGGAACTTTCTCTTCAACCCTGTGATAATAATCATAACGAGAAGGAGCATCTTCAATGTAATCATGACCAACATGGTTATCAAAACATACGGAAAGAGCATCAGAAAGGATAGAAGGTATGGCGTCTTGTTGTAGAGTTTTATCACGTCCGTCAATAATTTTAATTGAGTTTAAGATAGCGTTATAGACTGCACGATCTTTACAGAATTTCTCTGTTTGACCAACTAGCCATTCTTGGTTTGGTTCTGCTTTGTCAAGTAACTTGACCAGTTCCTGCATCTCAGGAATTTCTTTATCAGTAAATCCTTTTAGATTACCGATTTCAATCTGAATTACCTCAGGTGAAGCTGGCTTGTTATAATCTTCAAAGAACTTAATTAGTAAAGAGACTACTGCTGCCTCTTTACGATCAGCAAAGTAATCTCGCTTCAAGTGTGGAACTACCTTGCGGCAATACTCTTCACTGTGAATCAGGTTCGATAGGATCGCCTGTTCTATTCTCATTATCAATACCGCCTGTATATGTTAAATTATTTTCTTTGATGCCTTCACGGATAAGATGTTGAAGAAGATCACCAAGATACTTTTCAAAGGGTTTTAGATCTGTGAAATCTTTACTTGCTTTGTCATGAATCTCATACTCAAATGCCAATCTAAGAGTATCATTGGCTTCATCTTCTTCAAACTCAATCTTACCGTAAGAAATAATTATACCTGAAAATGGTTCATCAAGCAACTTTATTGCGTCAAAACCTGTATGTTTATTTTCTACGACAACGTAATTAAACATCTGTATCAATCTCGGCTAGTTCAGCTGCAATGTCCTCATCTTTGAGAATATCGCCAGAAGAAACTTGGTACTTAGCTTTTACAAAATCAACAAAAGATTGTTTCTTAAGAATAGGCATCCAAAAATCTTTTGTATCAGTATCTTTAATACGATACTTTTTATCTTCCATCTCACCAGTTTCTTTATCTACCTTTTGATACCAGCCATTGCTAGGTTTGATAACATGCCCTGATTCGAGAGCGATATCAAGTAAGCCAGACCAACGGCTAATGCCACCATCAAAAGATACGCTAACAGGTATTTTAGATTTTTCTTTAACATAACGACTTTTCTCTACGTTTATAATGAAGTTATATCCAACAACTTCAGTGCCTTCCTTTTCTTGTTGACGACCAAGAATAAAGATGTTGTCAGCAGAGTAATATGAACCAGTACCACCGCCAACGATATCTTTCGGATACAAACCGATCTCTTTGTATGTGTGGTTTACTACAACTAATGGAATGTCTTTCATATTCAGGTGTGGTGTAACCATACGGAACAATGACTTCATTTGTTTTGCACGACTCATATCAGCAACAGACTTACCATCCATAGCATCTTCAACTTCTTTCTTAGAAGCCAAGTTACCAATAGAGTCAATCAAAATGATCACATGCTCACCACGTTCAATCTGATTCATCTGTTGCATAATGTCAAACTTTAATTGTTCAACATCAGTAATGGGAGTATGAATAACACGCTTGGTGTCAATTCCGAAAGAATCAAAATAAGACTGAGGAGTACCAAACTCAGAATCATAAAACAATACAACGCCATCTTCATATTTGTCAAGATATGCCTTTGCCATTAATAGACTGAATGCAGTCTTAAAGTGCTTTGATGGACCAGCCCACATCGTGAGTCCTGGAGTCAAACCACCATCTAAACGACCAGACAATGCCACATTAATGACAGGAATAGAAGTTTGAATCATGTCCTTCTTTTGGAAGAACTTAGAATTAGAAAGGACAGATGTGTCCTTGATTGTAGAATTCTTACGTAGTTTTTCTAGTACACTCATTTATGCTCCAATAAATTCAAGTAATTTTTTCTCGTCTGCTGTGCCAGTCATACGATCAATCTCAGTACCATCATCTTTAGCTAGAATCAATACTGGAACACCACGGATGTTGTATTTCTTAACAGCATCCATATTCTGATCAATGTCAATCTCTTCAATAGGAATGCTAATTTTATCTTTAGCCCCATTGATGACCATAGACAATCCCTTACATGGTCCGCACCAAGATGCGTAAAATTTTAATAGTTTCATTTTATCTCCTACAATTTGTTATTATACAGTAGTTCTGATTGCAAGTCAAATGTAATTCGGGTTCTTTACATCAAACACAAATGTAATTCTTACTTCATCTGCAAGGTTTTGTGTACCATGTAGAAGTTTATTATTAAACCAAAGCAGTGTTCCTGGCTCAACATCATAATGTTCATCGCCTACAAAGTATCTATATCTTCCTTTAATGGATAGATGATAACGATCTCTAGATTGATAGTAGGTTCCAATGTCAATATGTTTACCAACAGTTCCACCAACAGGAAGTGAGAGAAACGCACACTGACTTACGTCATTAAAGTATTTTGATAGTATACCAAATACTGCAGTGTGATGTTTCATTGCAGGTGTTGGAACACAGAATTCGCTGTCGCCAACATAGTCAGTTTCTTTCTGCACTGCACCCATTACTAATTGCAAAACACCAGCTTCTATTTTTGGGAAACCCCATTCTGTAACTAGATCTGAAACACCTTCAATATTCTTTTGAGCACCCCAGTCCTCAGGATACTTTTTAAGTTGTTCAAGAACTTTTGAGACATCTATGCCTGTCTCTAGCACTTTGATATTATTCAAAAGAAATCCTCCAATGAACTTTGTTCTTCAGTCTTCCAACCCAGCGGTTCAATAACTGTTTGAAGCGCATCAAGGAAAACTTTCTCGAACTGTAAATCGTAATCTACATAACTATGTATGCCGAATTCTTTAGGCAGTTCTTGAGGGAATGCAATAACATCTTCTTGGAATGGATTGGGTTTCTTAACATACACGAACTTGATCTTGTCACCATCTTTAATTGCTTGATACTTTTTCTCAAGACCCAAACGCTTACAGTGGTGATTGAACAACAAAGAACCACGAACATGGATTGGTGTGCCCTTAGAATAGATTGGTGAACCTTTGTAAGTGTTCATACCATTGACACCACGTGGGAATGCAATCTCTTCAACAGGCAATTTATTAAATTCTTTGCGGAACTCTCCAACGAACTTGTGTAAATTCTCTTGGCTACCTTCAAGAATAACCATGATGAATTCTTTCAGCTTGCTACGGATGACTGCTGGCGTCGATGACTTAACCATCTCAAGACCCATGACCTTCAACTTAGGTTTAGCAAACTGAACACCTTCTGAGTTGTGCACATTAAGAATGTATCGCTTCTTAGCAGTCCAGATGGCTTTGTCGGCTAGAACTTCTCGCTTCATGACCATCTTTTGCGAATATGCGTTCATGTACTTTGCCAACTCTTGATAACCTGTATCAATAAATGGCTGCAGAACTTCTTCACAGATTTTATCCATGGTCTTGATTTTCTGTTCGGTAGTTTTACCCACGCAAACACGTTCAATCAATGTCTCAAGTGTTAGATAAATTGAGTCAGTATCAATGGCAACAATATAATCAATGTCAGTAGTCTTTAGCGTATTGTTCATGAAGACATTTAACTTGTTGGCCATCCAACGAATGGACAACTGACCAGAAGTCGTAATACCTTCAGCCATACGAATATCAAAGTATCGGAAGTATTGATTACCCATGGCACCATAGGCAGAGTTCAATGCAATCTTCATGGCCATCTGAAGGTTATTCAACCGACTAATTTCCTTCAGTAAGTTGACTTTGGTTTTATCATTCTGATACTCTTGCTCAATACCAAGCATTTGTTTTTTGAACTTAGAACGATCCTTGTACATCTTTTCCATGAGTTCAGGCATGAACCCTTTGACATCTTTACGATAACACCAACCATTTGCAGTCATTGATAAGTCACGACGATGCGCATAGCTAGTATCAACTTCTTGTGTCAAAAGTTTCTCGACATTGCATGGAATCTTTTCAGAAGTCAATGTTTCTGGACTGATGTTATACTGCATGATCAGGTGAGGATACAGAGAGTTCAAGTCAAACGATGCCAACCATTTGTGTTGACCAACAATTGGATCCTTTACATATGCACCCTCAAACTGCTCTGCCTTGGAAGAGAAACCCTTTGCTGGAATCACAATCTTACGTTCACGCAGGTGATTGTAAATGATGGCATCCCACATACGTACCTGTGAGAATACATCTTCATAATTGATCTTAGCATTATATGCCATGGTCAAACACAACTCAATTAGACGCATCTTGTCTTCCATGCGGTCGACAAGTTCAACGTCTTGAATATTATACTCAACAAACTCCTGCCAATGATTTGTGTAGAAGTCTTTGAACGAATCTCCTGGATTCTCTTTTTTCTTATCACCCAACTCTTGCTCAGCAATGTAGTCAAGACGATATGACTCTTGCTTTGAGTAAGTGAACTTCTTATAGAGTTGTAGATAATCTAGCTGACTAATGCCATGAATGTCATAGTGGATTTCTTCGTTGCCTTTAATGAATGTCTTTCGCTCATTGATAACTCCCCATGGACTCATCTTGTTGGCAAATGTGTCACCCAACTCTCGTTGAATGCGTCGCACCAAATATGGCATGTCGAAGAAGTCAGTGTTCCAACCAGTAATGATATCAGGGTAGTTGCCCTGCCACCAGATCATGAACTCTTTGAGAATATGTTGTTCGTTATTGCAGTGTTTGTATACTACATTATCACGATTGTGAACGAACGCACGTGAGCCGAATGTCACGATTTGTTTGGAAGCCAGATCCTTGACAGTGATCAATAGAACTTCTTCATTGGCAGCTTTGATATCTGGGAAACCATACTCAGTGGCAGTCTCAATGTCAATTGTACAAACTTTAATCTGTTCCATATCAAAGCGAACATCATAGTCATAATTGTCACTGATGTATTGACACACGTAATTGGTATTACCATAAATGTCAAAACCCTGCACTTCTTCGTAACGCTTAACAAACTCACGTGTGTCTTTAATTAGTCCAGGTTTCATCTCATCAACTATGGCACCATCTAATGTACGCCACTCGCTATCTTCTTTCTTAGAGTTGACGTAAAGAGTTGGGTAGTAGTCAAGTTTGTGTGAGAATGGCTTTCCGTTTTCGTACCCACGGACAAGCATACGATTGCCGTAAGGGAAGACGTTTGTGTAAAATTGCATTAAACTTGTTTTCCATACATTAGTTGCATCGCATCCAGAGCGCAATCATGGACTGGATGATGTTTAATTACTTCATGGCGTCTGAACTCTGGATGCACCACGTCAGTATATCCGTTGGATGTTCCATAAAGTATATCAACTGCAGTTCGAACATCTCTCCACATATTATAGTCTGTGATAGAATGCATGTCAAGTTTTTTGGCAAGTGAGTCAATTGCCATCTGATCCAACGAACCTCGTGCCCACATAGTTTGATGAGCAGGATTTTTAAACTGGTTCATGTAATTATGCAATCTGGTGATTCCTTCTTCAGGAGTTAAATCATCACTGCTAACTTCTAACGAAACACTTCGTGGATAAGAATGTTGATTCTTCCACCACTCTAATGTTCCGAGATCTATAGTGCGTTTCAATCTTTCAACCTGATCTTTAGCTTTGAATTTAACAAAGCATGCATTATCTAGCAGATTCTGATAGGTAGGCTTTTCAGATGGTTCAAAATGGATTAATGCTGCCGATAAAACGACAGCATTAGACTCAACACCTAGTGTCTCTATGTCAAAGATAAACATTAATAGTCCCTTTTATATCCAACTTCAGTGACAAAGACTTCAAGTTTCTTAGCGTCATCCCATGATTTACAATAATCATTATCTATATCACATAGTTTAAGAACTTCTTCTTGAGTGACTTCACGTGAACTAGTAATAACTTCACCAAGATGTTTCTGAGAAAACTCTTTCATCTCTTCGACTGTAACAGTATCTTCTGCCCACTGAATAGCAGTGCATGGATACTCTCCATCATTATGATTATCAGGAACTTCAATTACATATCGCTCACGAAATTGAGAAATTGCTTCAACCAATACAAACTTACTCATAATTTAACTCCATAAAATTAGTTTCTTTGGGTAGAATCTCGATAGAGACTCCATTCTTTGCTGCTTTGTCAATCATGCTATTCAAAACTCCACTGCCATACATATTAGTGCCATATGTATTTACATGACAATGATATACTGAACCAGAACTACCCTCAAATGCATAAACATATCCATCAAGAGTTGCCTTAGTAACACCACTGTTTAGTTTCCATGAGTCAGATCCTGCCCATCCACCATACCAACAACCAAATACTTTATGTACTGGTGGGAATTTTTCGCTGGTAATTTTAACCATTACCCATTTGTCTGGGGTGTATTCACTCATTATTTCTCCTAGCCTGATGTTCAGCTTCATGTTTATCACATAAAGTACGAATCCATCCACCACTTCTGCGGGATGCAATACCACCGCATTCTTCACAAGCATTAGCTGCCCATGATTCTGCCATGCGCACCATACCACTAATCTCGTCATCTCCACCACCATAGTAGAAACGTAGCCCACCAAACTTCTCTTTAATTTGATGAACAACTACCTGTGGAACAACTTCGCTTTCTTTGTTCTTCCAGTTGAGGTGATGTTGAATGTTAGCGCAAAGCTGTTCAATGATTATCCACCACCCTTCACTGATGGCGAAACCCCCATATGGTGCAGAAAACATCTTAGGATATTCAGTTTCCATTCGATGCATAAAGGCAATATATTCTTTTTCATCTTGCATTTTTAGTATTCCAGTGGTGACGACGATCGTATTTTATACCAAGTGCTTTGTGGATAAGTTTGTCACGTAACATATCAGGCACTGATACATATGGGTATTCTAGAATGAATGGACAACCATCCAACCATCGATGATTGGCAAAAAAGTCCTTTGCGGCACTAATGTCTTTTCTATTGCTGACACTAAAATATCGTCTGGGTCTTACCAGTGTTTCTAAAATCATCAATTAACTCCATGTTCTGTGAAGTTCAGCCACATGTTCATATCCGTCATATTCTTCAATGCTATACTCAACGTCATCAGGAATTTCCACAACAGATAACTCGGCAAAGCGACCATTGGCTTTAGCACCAAGTTCTTCAACTGTCTGAACCAAAGCTGGATCATCACGTTCGATATCTCGTTCGTAGGCATTTTGCTCAGAGTACGCATGATTATATGCAATACGCTCATCCATAGACATTGAAGTAAAGGACTCACCCTCTTTAGTTTCAATTCTATTTTCTGGCTTTACTGTCCAGTAATTCCAATGTTTCCAGTAGTCATTACTCTGCTCTGGGTATACAGTGATACCTTTGATCTCAAAGTATCGTAACATTGCTTCATGGCTCAGCCCAAATCCACCATGACATTTATTGATTACTAATTTCATTTTATATCCTTTGAACTATCTGCGATATCTTTATCATTACGAATTTCAACAAAGATGGGTAGGAACAAACTTTCTTCTCCCAATTTATTCTTTATTCTCATATTATACTTCACAGCAACAATTTTGTCAAGTATTTCTTCACCAAGATTCTTGCGATGTTCATCATTGAATCCAGAACCAACACGAACCTGTACAACTCCATCTGCAGATTCGCAAAGAATTGCACCAAGCATCCCTGCGTATTTACCATTACCT